TGCTTCTGCTGATGTTTTTCCTGTTTGTTCAAAAGCCTTAGTTTGTACCTCTGCTTCTGTTATTGCTATACCATAAGTCTTTAGAGCTTCTCTTTCTCCAACTAATGCTGATCTAAATGCTTGTAAAACAGGAGCTGCACCTGCTGTAATATTGTTAAAGGATGCTATATCTCCTGCTAAGTTAAATAGTTCTGATGATAAGTCTGCTGATTCTGATTGAGTAAAGCCTATTCCCTGTGCAACAGATCCAAATACTGAAATTAATTGTTGTGCTTCTGCTGATGTTAAGCCAAATAGATTAGCATTTTTTGCTAATTGTTGATTAAGTTGCTCTGATGCTTGTCCAAAAGTTGTTCCAAAAGCTCCTGCAGCTTCTTGAGCTGAACTAGCTGCTTGAATAGCAGACATAGAGAAATCTAAAAGAGATTTTCCTGCTATTGTTGCTGCACCTACAACTGCTGCTTTACTGAGCCCTGACATCCCTGCAGCAAATTTTGCATTTGATTTAGAAGTATCATCTACATCTTTATCTAATTTTTTAGTAGATTTTGATACTTTATCTAATCCTTGAGATGTTTTATTAGCTCCTGTTAGCTTTAGGAACATCTCCAAAGTTGCTCTAGCCATTATCTCCTCAATTTACTTCTAGCATTAGCTTCTGTGATAGCTTTCTGCTCTTTTTTGTTTCTATCTATGTAGTATAACTTCCAAGACTCAAATTCTTGCATACTCATATTTTTTCTAAGAGCATCAACTGTCATGCCTAAATCTAAAGCTAGTCTAAATTCAAAAGCCAACTCTGTATTATTCTGGAAACTCAGAGGCTATAGAAGCCTGATCCTCCTTAGTCCAAGCCATACACCTATAGATCCCTATAAGAACTTTATCTACTATTGATGGTGTAGCTTTACTATAAAACTCCTCAACCTGTTCTAAATCATCAAGCTGTGGATCTTTTAAACCTTTTAACAAAAGGTGTTTTTCAAATAAGACTTCATCTCTTATTCCATCTGTTTCAGATAGTTCATTAATCTCTACTGCATCAGCTTTAGTTAAACCTGTAACTAATACTGTTGCATCCCATTCAGGTATTTCAATCTCTTTCTCTGGTAAAGATGGTGCATTAGATATATCATCCATGCTAAGTCTTTTCATGATAACCTCTTTTCTGTTGTGAATTACTTAAGTTATATTTTAAGCAGTTCCCTCAGTTACATCTCCACTAACTTGAAAAGCAGCTGAGAAGCTTACTGCTCCTCCAACATCTGGTGTTCTATCATAAGATGTCATTATTGCTTTTCCTGAAGCTTTAGGATTTCCTCCTGTAGTTCCTATTGGATAGAACTCAAAATCTCCCTCTACTCCTAGTATAGCTTTGAGATAACCATCAACAGTTGCATCAAAAGATCCTGATATAGTGATACTTGCATCCTTTAGTCCTGCTACAAAAGCTTTAGAACTATTAGAAAATGCAGAAACCTCAGCTACATCAGCAGTTCTTGAAACAGCAACATCTGTTAAAACATTAGAAATATCTCTTAATGTTCCTCCAGAGTCATCTATTTTAAAAGCTGCACTTTTTCCATGTGTAAATGTTGGCATTTATCCTCTCCTCTATTTCCTTAATTTATCCCTGTGCAAATCCTATAGCTACTGTAAAACTAGGAGATGATCCTCCTATTGTTAGAACAGCTCTAGCATACCTAGCAGGAGCACTTGCACTTGTCTTTAGTTCTGATGTCATTCCTGTTGCCTGAGTAAATGTAATATAATCAGAAAAGGAACTGTTATCAGAACTTGTTTGAATCTTAGCATCTAATGTTGGGCTTGTTCCACTTGCTGCTGTAACATGTAAAACTGCACCTCCTCCATTAGTACCTGCTGCTCCAAAATCTACTGAGGTCTGTGTTGATGTTGATGTAAAAGCTGCAGGAGCTACCATACTTTTACCATTAAAAGCATCTCCATCAAATTGAAATGCTACTGCTACTGAAACTACTGAGCCTACATCTGCACTTCTGTCATAAGATGTTGCAATAGTAGTTCCAAAAGACACAGCATCCCCTCTTGTATATCCTATAGGTGCTATAGAGAATGCTGCCCCAGATCCTCCAAGTTGAGCTAAATACTCTGCATTGGCATCTGGGCTAGATGTTGTAAAGTAACCTGATAAGGTAGCTGTGCCATCCTTTAAGCCACTTACAAAAGTTTTTGATGAATTAGAGAATGTGCTTGTTTCAGCTACATCAGCTGTAAGTGATAAAGAAGCATCTGTTAGTGTATTTGAAAGATTAGTATTATCTAAAATTACTACTGCATCTTTACCATGTGTAAAACTAGGCATCTATTTCTCCTCTATCCAAGCTTCATTTTCTACTGTTGATGGATCATCTTTAATAAATTTACCATCATTAGTTCTAGCTCTTTTCATTTTACTATTAACTTTTTCTGCTGCATTATTCTTAATTAATGCTTTAGCTATTTTATCAGGCAAGTCTAAAACTTCTCCTGCTTCTGCTCTTACTTCTTTTTTATCTAGTAGGAAATCACTTCCTAATAATATTTTAATTTTCATGCTATTACCTCTACATTGAATGTTACACCAAGATAGCTAGTTCCCTGTGTTACTTCATACTCTCCATAATCAGTTGCACTTATAACTCTAACAGACATAGCTGCACCTCCCAAAGTTGGATCTCCCTCAATAGCAGCTTTAATTGATGTAGCACCTGATGAAGCTAAGTAAGCATCTACCTCATCTTGTGAAGTCTGAGCATCAATTCTTGATATATACACAACTATAGGAATTTCATAAGTATCTGCACCTCTTGCCATTGTTGAATCATAGTTGAGAGTATTTAATGGAGCTACTAGAGCTATTGGAGGTACTATATAATCTGGCACAAACTCACTTGCAGTAAGTCCAGAAATAGTTTCTAATCTTGTTTTAAGTCCATCTCTAATACTTGTCAAAGCTGCCATTATCTAACACTCCTAGCTATATCTCTTGCAATCAATTCTAACATCTCTTGCCCTCTGTCCTTAATCTCTTTCTGCTTCTCATAGACTACACCACCAATAAATGGCTTCATCTTTAAACCTCTTTTAGATATTGCTCTAGCTACAAGAAAAGGATTCATTTTAGGTTGTCCTCTCTTAGCCCACCTAGCAAGACTAGATCCCTCTTGATATGGTGGAAAGAATGGTCTAGTTTTCTTAACAGGGCTAAATCCTCTATATATTGGCTTTCCATGAATAAAAGGTGCATATTGTTTATCTGTAGCTAATTTGAAGCCCTCTGACATCCTAAGCCTGTTTGTATTACCTAACTTAGCTGTAAATACACTTCTCCTAGTTGCTCCTGTGTTTTTGTTACCTCTACCTGCATTAGATTGAGGAGATGGCTTATTTGATAGTGCATTCAAAGAATCTTGCTTAAGTTCTTTTGCTAGTTCATTAAAATAATCTGTACTTCTTTTATTCCAGATTGTCTGTGAATTTATAGACCTAGATAAGTCTAAAGCTCCCTCTAGTGTTAGCTTCATCTGTCATACTGTCTATTGGTATTGATTGCAGTAAGTCCAACATAAGGTCTGCCTGATGCAAGAGTTATTGTTGTTTTCTTAAATGATTTAACTAAATTCTTAACATCTGGATCAAGTTCTGATAAAAATACCACAGCAGGTTGTCCTGTTTCTGGATTACCAGAAAAACCCATTGGGCTATTTTTTCTCTGAAAGTATCTTGAGGCTTGTATTAGTGTTGCTTGTGCAACTGCAGCAGGAACAGGATTTGCTCCCTCTTGTATTGGGCTACCAAACTTAGCTGTAATTGATAAACCCTGTCTATGTTCTGTAGGTAAAACCTTACCTGATTTCTCTATAGCCATAATTATTTTAGTAAATGGCAATATAGGATCTACTTTATCTGCATTGTAAGGTGCTAAATAATAATCTGTATTTAAAGTAAGTGTTTCATTTACTGAGCCATCAGCATTAAGTGTTTTAACTATAAGCCCTGTTGTTGTAGCAATATCATCAACATCTGCATAATCCATAAATTCACAATCATACAATCTAGTTTCTACTGAGCCTGAAATTGTAAATTGTCTGCCTGTATAAGCATCAATAGCAGCAGAAGCTGCATCTAGTGCATAATCTAAATTATTATCTTGTGTTGATCCAGATAAGCCCATCCATGTCTTTAAGGTGTTCTTATCTACATATTGATGACTCAATATCTACTCCTTAAAGTTATTTATTTTCTGATGGCTTTACAGCTTTTGTTTTAGGTGCAGGTGCTTTTTTAGGTGCAATCTTAACATCAGGTACAGGATCTCCCATACTTGCTATAAGAACTCCACTTTGGAATGGGCAATTTTTACCTTTACCAAATTTGCCTGTGGCATTATCTTGCCAAACAAAATCTGATTCTTTTTCTATAAACTTCATATTTTTATTCTCCTTATGGAAAGCAGAGCCAATCACTTCATTACTCATAACAAAAGATTGACTCTGTTTATTTTCCATATTAATTAGCTATTATTCAATATCATTAATTCTTGTGAAAGCTTGTGGCTTATACACAGCTAAAGCATATCTTAAAGATGCTTTAACAGTAAGGATATCTTTGCCAAAGTCCCCATCAGCAGCAGAATCAGAAATTTGTAATTCCATTCCTCTCCTGAATACATGGTTAGCAGCTAAAGATCCACCAAACTTACCTACAACTACATCAATAGTTGTAGAAACAGCTCCACCAATTTGTGATGATTTCACAACAGGTAATCCCCAGATAGTTGGGCTACCTGCTTGAGCAGATACACCAAGCATAAAGTTATTGTTGCCATCAACTTGTCCAGCAAGTGCTTCATAAGCAGCTGGGCTCATCAAGATAGCATCTGGAGCTAATTTTCCATTAACTTCAATATCTTTAATACCCTCTAGGATTGTTCTCAATTTACCACCTGCATTAGCTGGATATGCTCCTGCTGTGTAAGTGATTGTATTGATTCCTGTTTGTTGTGTAAGTCCTTTAATATCTGGAGCTACACCACCACCAATTAGGAATTGTTTTTCTAATCTTTGCATTACATGATTTGCAAGTCTGCCATCAAAGTATGCTCTTGCTCCTGCTTGATCCTCAAGCAACTCTGCTGTTATAGGCAAAGTTGTGATGAATTTTCTTACAGGTGCTGTAACAGCACTATAAGTAAAAGCATCCTCTGGAGCTGCAGCAGCTTCTGCTTTTTCTGCAGCATTATTTGTTGCTGATTCTTGCAAAAAGTAATAGGTTGTTTGATCTGTATTAATAGAATCTACTAAGTCTAATGCAGGATTAGGATCTGGCTCAATAGCAGGTATAACCTGTTGATAAACAGTATCTCTAGTCCAAACAGAAGTAGTCATAGTAGTTTTTGCCTCAAAAGGCACATTCTTTATACCATGATCAACAAAAGAACTATAAGCTTTTGAATCTAAGAATTGTTGTCCAAGTGATTTTGGAGCTTCAACTTCTGGCTCTCCATATACAGGCATTCCAGAAACTTTTTTAGAAGCTTCCATATCATCATTGTTAGCACTCTTAACAGATTCAAGATCCTGTAATTCAGTAATCTTGTCCCCTAAAGAAGCTAATTCATCATTTCTATTTTTGATTTCCTCTTTTTGATCTGATGAAAGTTCAGACATATCCTTAACAGAATCAAAAATTCTAGCAAGTTCCTCTGATTTGATAGCTTTTTCAGCTCTCATTTCTTTTAATGTTGCCATTATTTTCTCCTATTTCAGTTATTTTTCATAATGTTCTTTTGAACATCAATGAATAGCTCATTATCTTTAACAGGATCATAACCAAACTCAGCTAAGACATCATCCAACTTAGAATAAATTGCATTTAGTCCTGCTATGTATGTAGTTACCATCTCTGTAGATTTCTGGCTAAGTGTCTTTTTTTCAGAGTTTTTTAAGGATGCAAGATCCTCAATCCTCTCTGTGAATGCCTTTAACTCCTCAAGAGAAGCTACAGCATGTTCTCCAAGCCTCATACCCTGTTGGGATGATTTACTGATACCTGTATCAGATTCACTTGAAATCTCTAAATCTTTTTCTTTGGCACATTTGCCATCTTTTCCATAAGTACATTTTTTATATTTTTCATCAGATTCTTGTACTTCCTCAAACTCTGTATCTGTGTCATCTATTTCCTCATCTGGATCATCATAAGGCTCTAAGCCTGACTTAAGAGCTTGAACAAAGCTATTTTGTTGTGCTCCTACTAAAACAGGAGATACTTCCCAGACTTTTACATCTTGTAGCACTCTCACAGGAACTTCCTCTCCTTTAGAGTCAATATGAGTTCCTTTTTCTGATTTCATTACTTGAAAGCCATAACTGAATTGCTGCATATCTTGCATAGCCTTTACAGTTTCATAAGCTTCTTTACCTGCTTCAGTATTTAAAAAATATCCTTTAAACACAGCTTTTTGATTATCTGCTTCTATAACACCTCTACCAATGACTTTACTCCAATCATGATTCCATACTAATGGCACTTTATTGCCTGTATATCCTGATCTAAGAGCATTAGCTTTAGTTACATCATTATCACTATCTATAGTGTCAAATAATGAAAAAACTGCTTCTATGTATCTTGTATCTCCATCCTCTTTTAGCTCAATAGGAGCATTCTTAAAAGAAAGATTCTCTGGTCTATCTATTTCATTCATCTATTACCTCAATATAAGCTTCTGTGCATCTACAATTAGCAATTAAGCTAATTGGAGCATTAGGATCTCTAGGAGCATCCAACTTAATACCATTATACAGATAAAAACTATTCAGAGGAACTCTTTGATTGTCTAGCTCAAAATGTGCTTCTCTTACAACTCCATCTCTCCTAGATACCCACTCTTTTTCTAAAGTCTTGCCTGTAGCTTTAGCAGCTCTTTGCTGACTCCAAGAACTAACTTTACCAACTTCTGTTCTAGCTATATTCTTAGCTCTACCTAAGTTCTGTCCTCCTAGAACTGTATTAATTCTTTTAGCTAACTCATTAAAAAACTTATCTCCATCAGGAGTACCTGCAACAGGATTAACTATTCCAAGCTCCTCAAACTCTTTTATTGTCTTTGTTATCTGTGTAGTAATTCTTTTCTTAGTAGTTGCATTTAAGTCATTCATAACTTTCTTAGCATTATCTTGCACAAAATTAGCTGCTTGTGAATCTTGAAATAGGGATCTAACTTCAGCAGGAACTTCTCTTTGTCCTCTATAAAAGCCACTCTCAACAACTTTCTTTATAGTCCTGCCCTCTGGAAGTAAGCCTGATAGAGTTCCAAATACAGTTCTTATTGCTTGTTCCTCATCAATCTGTACTCCTAAATCAACAGGATCTGCTGCTTTAAAGTTTTCCTGTGCAGGAAAAAGATTATCCCAAGTTCTTACTGACATATCATCCCCAAGAGAATAAAACAATGGTAATAACTCTTTATCAAACTTAGATTCATTTAAGAATATATCTACATTAGTTTCTAGTGCAGCTAAATCATGACTACCTTTAGCAACATTAGATAAGCCTCTCTTTTGTCTGTTAAGTTCTTTTGCATAAATATTAGACATATACTCACTCCAAGCATTCTCTAATCCATTTATAGCTTTCCAGAGTTCTTTCTTTTCTATCTCTGTTCTGTAGTGTTTAACAGTAGGAAGTCCTAGTATCTTTACTGTTGGCTCTTGCCATCCATATAGTGGATAATTAATTGTTTTATTTTCTTTAACTTTATCTGCTTCTTTAGTAGCCCAATTAGCAGCTCTCATTTTGTTACTCTTAGATATATCTCCACCCCATAACAACCAAGCTACCTGCCCTGCTGTTGGTCTATCACTATCTCCATTAAGATAATCATTAGCTTTCTCTGAATCTAAATCTCCCTCATGCCTAGCAAACCAAGCTGCCATTCTTACAACTTTGTTATCACTAATCTTTCCACTAGCCATTTCTCTGGCTTCTCTCTTTGTTTTATCTGTCAAGCCACTACCTGCAAACTCTAAGAGATCTAATCCTCTTTGTGCATTCTTTTGTATATAACTAGGAACTTTATCTACTTTTGTTTCTACTTCCTCAGCTTTTTCCTCAACAGTTTCATCAGAAGCATATTCTGTATCTCCATTGTGATACATTGTTACATCTGTTCCATCTACAGGAACTTCTGCAATAGTCATATTTCTTACAAAGTAATCTCCATTGTCTAGTGCAGGTAACTGATTAGCTTGTCTAGCTTCATTAACAGTTACAAATCCTGCATTAAATCCTGTTACAACTCTCTGCATAGTTGCATCCTCATCTTGACTTAAAGCTCTTACATTAGAAAGATCATACTTAAAGCAGTAATCTGAGTTGTCCTCAAAGTCTTGTAGTAATAATTGTTTAGTAAATTCATTAGCAAAGTGATTCCACATAGGAATTAGCTTTTGTTCTGTAAAGAACTCTCTAAGCTCTTTTGCATTAGAGTATGTTGCTCTCTCTAGTCCTGCACCAAGTCCTGCTAATATTGCAGGAACACCTAGCACAGCAGATATTCTCTCCTCATTGATGTATCTCAGTTTGCCTATTTCTAAATCTTTAGGGCTAAAAGAAAGAGTTTTTATATCTACTTCTCCACCAGATATTACTAATGGTCTGCCTCTATTCTCTCCTCCAAATCTCCTACCAAATACCTCAGCTATGTTCTCAGCTTCATCACTTGTCATAGATAAATCATTCTTTGGAGATATAACAACACTAGGAACACCTGTATTTTTAACTAAAGCTGCTCCCATCTGTGAAGCTGCTGCATCTCCTAATACTTCTACCATTACTGATCTAAGAGGAGATAATCCTCTCCTGTGGTTTCTAGGATCTATTCTCTCTCTTAAGTGAATCATATCCTCAGGCAATATGGTCATAGTGTTGCCTTTTTGCTTATATTCATATTTAGTTATTAACTGTTCTGTGTTGCCTTTTACTTCAACCATCTCTGGAAGTAGAGGAATAAGTTGAATTACAGCTCCTGATTCATTTCTAAGTTTAAGTAAGAAAGCATCTCCAGACACAGCTACAGAAGTAACAATGTAGTTATTCAGTAGAGAAGCTGTCATATTTGGATTAGGATTCTCTAAAAGTATTGCAGCAGGATGCTTATTAATATATTCATCTCCCTCTTGTGTCTTTAAATATACTTTAAGTGGTGGCTCACTAAAAGCTGTACCAAGTACATTTAAACAAGCAAGAGCAGCTGAGTTACCCTCTGGGCTCATTTGATTGACTCCACTAAAATAACCTGCATCAGTATTGAATGGAAATACTACTTGTGATGTTGGATACTGCCCAGATTTCTTTTCTGTTTGTACTTCCTGAGCAAAGAAGCCTCTAATATTATCTCTAATTCCCAATTAGGTTACACTCCAATTTGTCTTTCTAACTATTCCAAACCTAGCTGCATAAGCTAAGGCATCCACCATATCATCATGAGATCCAGAGGATGGAAAGCTAGTTAATTCTCTTTCAAATTCTACAAGCCATTTAGCATTTTTCAAAAACCATATAGTGCCATTTTCTACACCTGCAGCTGCAGGTACAGCTCTAGCAGTTTTACTTTTATCTGCTTTTAAGTTCCTTATAGGCAAACCCTGCCTCCTAGCCATCTGAATTATTCCTAAACCAAAACTAGAATCCTCCACTCCCAACCAAGACATATTGTATTCATCAATCTTTGCTTCTATCTGTGGGAGTAACTCTGGAGCTTCTAATCTAGCTCTGAATACATCCATTACTAAAAGCTTACCACTAGGAGTAGATCCTACTGTTATTATTACTGAGTAATCAGCAGTTTCTTTAATACTCAAAGCTGTGTCCATAGTGCCAAAGATAGATAGCTCAGAATGCTTTACTACTTCATCTCCTAAGACATACTCAGGATCATCTCCTGCAATAGTGTCATAATACTTAAACCATTCTCTTTTAAACATGTGTCCTACCTCTGTAAATTCTGCTAAGAACTCCTGAGCATATACCATTGAGCCTAACTCCTCTTTGGCTTGTGCTAACTCATCTTTATTTATTCTAGGAGATTGCTCTGTAGGATAATGAAATACTTTCCAATCAGCTCTCCTTTTAGCATTATCAAACAACTCATAAAACCAATTTATGCCATTAGGTGTTGATATAAACAAAGCTTTGCCTAAGCTATCAGATAAGATTGGTCTAACTGTATCCCATGTTTCTTTATCTTGATAAGCTACCTCATCAAAGATTATTAAAGATATACCACCTGCACCTCTAAGAGTTTCTGGCTTATTAGCTGATTTAATCTGTATAGATCCACCATTAGCTAAAACTATTCTTTTCTCTACCTCTCTTGTTTCTGCATAGTCCTCAGGTAATTGTCTGACTAAGCTTTTTAGATTAAGCCAAGACTCTAAAGCCTGTGGATATACAGGAAAGATAATCCAAACTTTTAAACCTTTCAATGCTTGATCTACTGCTGCAACTAAAGATAAAGTAGTTTTACCCCATCTCCTACCACAAACAGCAATTATAAATCTGTGTTCATCTAATGCTTTTATAACTTCTAATTGTCCAGAATGTAAATCAGGTGGAGTAGCCTCAATAATCTGGCTCATCAGACTTCATTACCCCAAACATCCCAACCATCAGCTTTTTCTCTTGCAAAAAGTTCTATTCTAGGTAAATCTCCAACAAGTTCTACTATTTTATCTCTAACTTCATCTGGCTTTTTAGAATGTTCCATGATTCTTGCATCAATAACTGAATGAACAGATTTAGATATTCTTTTAGGCTTACCTTTTCTAAAAATTAAACATAGTTCAGCATTACTTCTAGTCCATTGCCCTAAACCCCAAAACCATGAATCTGAAATTTTATTTTTTTTAACCCAAGTAAAACCATTAGTTGCATATTCAAAACCCCAATTTTTAGCAATTTCAAATACTTTATCTAATATTGGAAAAGTAACCCACATAAATAAAATACAATCATTATCAGCAATATCATTAACAGGCATATTTTTTATATCATCAATAGTCATAACTGAATAATGATTACTTTGATTTTTTTTTCCACCACTCCAATAACTCCAAGCAGGATCTGCATAGATAATTTTATATTTTTTATCAGGAAAAGGTATCATCATCCTGCTCCCAATCCCACTTGAACTTAATCTGTGGTTGTTCTATGTGATTTACTGTTACTTGTGGAGTACCTAAGCCATAGATTTGGCTTATCATCTTATAGCAAACATCTAACAATCCTTTTAATTCAGTAGGATTGAGTGATGCTAAATCTCTTTCATTTATTTCATTAATAATTCTAAAAATTACAGGCTTAAGCTCATTAGCTAGATCTCTTGCAGTTTCTCCTACTTGAGCAAAAACTTCCCCAATTATTTGTTCATTTAGCATTTTATTAATAGCTTTGACTCTATCTAACCATTGATTCTTAGCAGAGATTTGGTATATTCTCCTCTCTGACAAACTGAAATTTTGTGCAACTCTAGGTAGTGTTCTACCTGCACCTAAACCTAAATAATACTGAAATCTTTTAAAATCAATATTAGATTCTCCTACTTGTTGTTGATTAGGTAAAGCTAAAGACATATCATCTATATAATCCATAGATTAAGTATAACTTATTATTTGTTTTTACAATGCAAACTACAACCACAGCAAAGATTAATACAAATATAATTCATTAGTGATTGTGCATATAAGCTTCAAGATAGGTAATTCTATCTCTTAAGTTATCAAACTCCCATGATTCAAGCTGATTATTCTCTAAAGTTGTTATTTTCTTTAGCAGATCTTGCCATTCCCACTTCATTAGCTCATAAGCTTGTGAATCTTGAGGAGGATTGTTTAGCTCAGAAATATATCTAGCCTGAAAATCCTCAACTTTCCATTCTAAATCTCTTACTTCTGACTCTAAGTTCTGGTAATTAGCTCTTAGTGTTGTTAATTCTGTTTCTAAAAACTCTGAATTATAAGCCTCTTGCTCAAGAGCATATATTTTCTCATAAAGAACAGCAATATCATTAGAAACCATTGTTGATTCTTTAAGAGCTTGAAAATCATATTCAATAGTGTTCATTCTCTCATCTATGTTTGTAAGAGTATTTATAACAGCTCCTAAGCTTTGAACTCCTGCTCCAATAGATCCCATAAGAGTTATAGCAGTAACAACTATTGCAAGATTATCTTTTATTTTACTAATCATATTTTACAGGCATCTCCACAATCATTCTCAAATTCTTGTGATGTATCTATAAAAACAGGATTGTCTGTAATTAAATTATCAGGAAGTATAAAATCTTTATCCAAACTAGCCACCTAGTTTTATAAGAATCTCAGTTATTGCTGAATTTAGTTCTTGTTCCCTCATAGCTAAAGACATTAAATCCTCTTTAGCATCTGTTATTTGTACCATTAAAACAGCTACTTCTTGCTGCAAATCATTAACAGTTTTAAATAACCATCCAACTAATGCAGCTAAACCACCCTGCAATACTTGACTTAAATTAACTTGTGCTTTCATATAATATCAATGTACAGGCAAGATACAAAATAATGAAATTCTAATAGGCTCTTTTGTGTTGTTTTCTAGTACCCATGCAGAAATTTTATTATTTGCAAATAGTTGTATTGTGCCATATTTCCAGAGTATCTTTTTTGTCTGTGGATCTATAATTCTTAAATCTGTAGGAATTACAAACTTAACTTTTTGATGCTTCTTGTATTCAATGTTCTGGTATATCATCCCCAAACATTTCTCTATAGTGCATTTTTTTAGCAGCTTTCCTGTAACTATGAGGATCTAATGCCTCTCTAAGTAGTTTGTTCTCATCATCTTTTAAGTTTGTATAAAAAATATGTAAAAAATTATATAGAGTTTCAACAGTTTCATCTATAACAGTTGCACTTCCAAGCTCTGTCATAGTGTTTATATCAAATCTATCTCCCTTATTCAATACAATCTCTACAAGTGTTTGCATACCTTTAAGCATCATAGAGAAAGTTACTCCACCCTGACTTGTACCGAACAATGGATGTTCTTTTGTTCCATCAATCTCTTTTATATTTTCAATCTTATCTATAAGAGTATGTTCAGAATTAATCAGCATTATGATGGCTCTATAGCCATAATTTATTTCATCAGCAGCATATTCCATTTTTACCTCTTAAATTTACATTTCTTTGAGCCATTGGGATTCTACCATTACCCTGCTCCATAATATCTATGTGATTTTCTAAGCAATCACAGAAATTTCTATCTAGCAATTCTTTATAAAGATAATAAATCTTTTGTAGTGGAATTTTATATGATTTCTCTCCAGAAGCCTTATTTACTTTGTAGGATTCTTTTATTTCCTCTATATCTATGCCTATAAACCTATTTGGAACACAATTAAGAAATATTAATCCTGATCTTGTATTCTTTGCCTGTGCTTTCTTTTTTAGATTATCTACTTTACTTGCTGAAATCCATAAATTACTTATATAATCTTTGTCAAAATTATGCCAATAACCAACAACCTGAAGCTCCATAACATAAAGATTATTAAGTATTTTACAAACATAGTCCTCTGCAAAGTCCTCCTCATCTTTTATAACCTGCCAATTATTAGCTTCACAGACTTGATTCCAGAATGGTCTAGCTTTTCTAACATCATAAAGATCATATTCCTCTGCTTTAAAATCTCTCCTATTGTTAGCATTAACCATATCTCCCCCAACAATGCTTACTACTGTTCCAATGAAACCAACCATCATAATAGGAAAGCCATCTAGCAGCTTTTACATTAGTTTCTGGATCATACATATCTAAGTCTTTATTATAGATATCATCCTCAAGCCATTTCTCAGTTCTATTATTAAATTGAAACAAACCCTGATCTATTGAGCCATCTCTGTTATAGCCTGTAGCATTAGCATATCCTCTACTTTCACAATAAATAACAGTTAATGCAAGAGCTTCATCCTCTTTAAAGTGGATATTAACTAATGGAATCCACTCCTGCACCTGTTCTATTAACTCACATTGATTAGATACTTTATATATATCAGTTACTTCATCTAGGTTAAAATGAACAGTACCTAACAATGAGCAAGTTAATAAAAGTTCTATCAATTTATGATGCCCAATCTTTTATATAGGCATAATGCTTTCTTGGAGTTCCATCCATATTTAGTTTACCTTTAACCTTAAAATTACAATTACACTCCTCTTTATAAATTTTAGAATTGTAATCTCTATTTAATCTATGCACAGCTTTTCTTAAGTTTCCAGAAGTAGAAAACTCTGGATCTAATGAACAAATCCTGCCCTCTACTTCTAAAATATATCTAATTTTTCTAAATTCTGATATATCTTTCTCTAAAAAAAGCATTTCAGTAAAACTATGCTTATTCCTAGCAAATAAACCTAACATTATGCTGATTTCTCAGAGTTAGAAATATCTTGAATCTTATCTTTTACTGCTTGTAAGTTAGTAATAGATACATCCTCTTTTCTTATTCCTAGCTCAGTTAAAGCACTAGCAGTATAAAGTCTTGCTTTGTCTATATCTTGAGCTGTGCAATCCATAGCAAAGTCTTTAATACTATTCATTACAGCTTGTGCTTTGTGTGAAATATCAGTAACTAATCCCTCAGCTTCTAATACTTCTATTTTCTTATCTAAATTAGATTTCTCTGGAGCTGCATCTTTACTAGGAGCTATTCCTATCATTTCCTCAGCTAAAGTAGATTCAGAGAATACAATTCTTAAGCACCTGCCATTAGCTTTTGTGTTAGCCATTTCAAACCAAGAATTATGATCTTTGCTTGTCTGCTTTGCATAGGCTACAGCTTTTGGCTCTGTGTCCTCTTTTGTTTCATAGAATGAGCTTTTAAATATTACCCAATCATCTCCATATCCAATCATTTCTGCAATTAATCTGCATTCTGGATATTCTGTATTCATTTTGTTGATAAGTTCATCAACAGTTGTATAGTCCTCTAGGAACTTAGGCATTTGTGCCATTTTCAACCTCCATTTTATTTTTCCCTATATATTTCATTTTATTGCAACCATCAAAAGTTGCATTTCCCCAAGCTGCACTTTCTGCAACTTGAAAACCCTCTTTAGTTTCTATTGTATAAAGATAAACAATATTTTCATCCCCATTCCAATATAAAAACTTATAAGCCCAATTAAACTTATTTTTTCTTTTAAGTGGATACATTAGAAAATATTTCCTTTACTAAGGATCTCTCCTCTGTGTAGTCTTGTTTCAAAGTCTGTCTTTTTATTTAACAGCTTTTCCTCTATCCACATCCAAGTAAATAGAATTGTTATTATTAGAGCTACTACTCCATAAAGAACTAGCCCTAGATAGATCCATTCTTGAATCATCATTATTTAACCTCCTTAAATGATTTATATTTTTTCTTATAATCATCAATATTTAAATTAGATGCACAATTTAAACAAATTTTAGATGCACCACTATTTCCTATATTTACAGTAAATTTAGATTTAAAATCATAACTAAATAAATCTCTACAATTAAAACAAACAAATTTTAACATTTATGTATCTCCCTAATCTTTATACTTAATTGTCCCAAATATTTGTCACATTGTCAAGCATTAAAAGTAGAAATTAAGATTAATAAGCCCAAGCCTAGTAAAAGGGCTTGGGCTATGTTGAGTAAGTGTTGTTGTGTTGGTTGTAGGTGGAACTAACCCTGTGCCACTCCCTCCCAAAAACCAGAACACTAAATTTAGTAGCATTTATATATGTGGAATAATAGGCTTTAACCCTAGTTCTTTTGAGGTGTAGCTAATCCTCTGTTGTTAAGATCCTAATCAACTATCTCTTTTTAAAAGCTACAGAAAAAGTTTATTTGTGTATAACACTATAAACTACAGTTAAGACAAAAAGGCATAAACTGAAATAAATTAATTTTTGTTCCAGAGCTTTGTTATAGTTATTAATGAGCAGGTGGAGATATTCATATACATACCCCTTTGTGTATGTTCATTGTAGCCCTAATCAACCTCAACCTGCTTAACAAAAAAGAGGAGATACAAATCTCCTCTTTTTTTGCTACTTGTAACTAAAAGGAAATCAATTGCTTGAATCCCTTATATTTATTCTAACTTACTTTTTTCTTTGCATAAGTCTTTATAACAGCTAAAGCTGCACCACCACCAGAAATAGCAGCTAATTGTAAAGCATTAGCATCTACTCCTACAAGTGGGGATATTGTTAAAGCTCCAATAAAAGCTTCTATAAAAGTCCAAACTGCTCTTTCAAGCATATCTTTCATTTCATCACTCATACCTTATTCCTCCTCTTTTATCTTTGTTTGTATTTTCTTAAATTGAATACACTTTTTTTTAATACATACAAAAGCATTATTAATTAATTCTAGTTTTTCCATACAGGAATTACATTTTATATTCATGATTGTGAATGAGTTAAATTATTTAACTTGCATTCCCTTTAGTATGATTGCTTGTCTAAGTGCTTTGACTTCTGCCTTTAGATGTTTTATTTCTGTAGATAATATATTCATTATATCCTCCTGATTCTTAGAAACTTGAGATATATTTACAACATCATCTGTTGCTTTATTAGAAACAATAGATCCATCAAAGTTTTTATAAGTTACAGTTACTTCCTCTCCAGAAAGAATTGCATCTCTCACAACAGGATATACTTCCTCATAAGCAGCTCTGGAAGCTCCTCCAAAAGCATCTTTCTGAGTTTTTGATAGCAATAAACAACCTTTTGTATCTTTTGGGCTATTCCCTACATGCCAAAGCACATAAGAATAATTTGGAACATTATTTACTAAAATCATGCCCTGATGCCAATCTGGTCTATCAGCATATCTAGTAGAGTACCTATTGTGGAAACCTCCCTCAGCTCTTAGTGTTAGCTTATAAGTTCCTGCAGGTATTCTTGTTTCTCCATAAATCTTTGTTGGATTATATTGATCCTCCATTGTGTAGCTTAAAAAGGATCTTACATTGTCTGTTACATCAAATAGCAATCCAGAAGTGAATGTTGTACCACTATTAAATCTTAATACTTCAAGTTTCATATTTACCTTATTACCTTAATATAGTCCCACTTAGCTTCTCCTCCAATTACAAAAGTTAGCATTCCTGCCCTAGATTTGTCCCCTTTTGTATTTTCAAACCATTCTGAGCCTGAATCTAATGTTGGAGCTTGTAGTATTAACCTATCAGAGCTTTCATAAGCTGAAAAATAATGGTAATGCCCATGTAAAACTATATCTGCATCAGCAGTTGCATTTCTAGAAAAAGCTTGATCTGATAGCCATTTTCTTGCTTTAGCTTGTGAATTCCCTGCTCCCCTCATTTGGTGCCCATGTAATAGCAAGATGGCAACATCTGAAATTTCTATTGTTAAGTGCAATTCATTGTCTGGAATAATAAAATCTAAACTTTTACTGTATGCAGGAGATTCTTTAAATATTTCTTGAAGCTCCTCTGCCAACATTACATCTTTATTATCTGCAAAAGTTGTATAAGCTCTCCCATTCTTTCTGTTTTCTCCATGATTACCACCAATAAAACAAACTACACCCTTACTAAACAATGGCATAATTTCTTTAATTATTGTATAAATCATTCTCCTAGCTACTTTTTGCTGAGATCTTTCATCCATTATTGTGGAAAATTCTTGCATATTGTAATGATTTGAACAGGATTCAACTAGATCTCCAAGTCCTGCAAACAATACCTGTTCTAATGGCTCTACTTTCTGGATCTGCTTAACTTGTGCCTTAATCTTAGGAATATAGTCCATAAACCTCTCTATTGCTTCCTCAGTACCCTCTTTGCCTATTTGAAAATCTGCTAGTGCTATACAGAATGTTTTAGAATCTTTTACAGGCTTTTTTTTATCTTGTTTTTTTAACCTACCTGCACTTGCTAGGAGCTTCTTAAAGTCCTCATCTGGCATATATTCATCACTAGAAACTATTTTTGCTTTAAAGTAATAAAGCCTCTCTATATTGCCATTACCAATATTGGAATCCCAATACCTTATTTCTGCTTGATTTTCTATAACTTTGTATTTATGGGCATCTTTACCAAAATAGCTTTCTAATTGCTCTTTCCAATCAATATCATTAGATTTCTGAGGTTGAGATACTATCTCTCCTGATCTTGTAGCTTGATTAAAAGAAGCTGATGGCTCAAAGCCTTTTGGATGATTAACTTTCTTTTTAGACTTTCTAGGATCTCTATCCTGTACAGTTTCAGCAAACTTTTTAAGGTTATTTGATTCTGCCATCTCTATAATCCCTAAAGTATCTCCTTACTGTGTTGTAATTGAGATGTTTGAATTGCTCATATTGATCTACTAAATATTGAGCTGCTAAAGTATCTGAAATATATTCTGATTCAGCTTCTTTTGCCACTTTAAGAAAGATTTTTTTAGCTTCTGGATCATCTAATATAAATCTAGTTGCTGAAAATTGCCCTGTAGGCTTCTTTCCCTGCTGTTCAGAGTATTGTAATAAAGTCATTATTCAACCTCCTATAAGTGTAGGTTAGTTAAATACTAAGACAAATTTATGGAGAATCTGGCTTTGGATGAGCTTCTTTTATTGGTTGAATTATATCTGTTTTCCATGCTTCTAAGCCATTGTGATAAATATAATCTAACTGCTCTCCATAACTAGGATATTTTTCTTGTCTAGATCTCTTGTAACCATTGTTATATTCATCAAGTATAGAGTTTTTTCTGTCCTCTATAGCTTGATCATAATCTGAGCTACTAAATTCAGAAACCTCATTATTTACTTGTTTCATCATTGGCTTAGCAGCTTCAATTTCTTGAGTTGCTTGAGCTAGTGCTTGTTCCTCTGTCATCTTTCTCCTATCTTATTATTTCTTTAAACCATATAAAGAAAAACTTGATCCACTTCTTAGATTTCCACTATCATAATAAATATGAACTCCTGTTACTGTTGTAGCCTGTGTCAATACAATTCCACCCTGTATTCCTAACATAGTTCCATCCTCTGCTAAATAAATATCCTCAATAGTTGCATAAGTATATTCTCCTGAACTACTAGGATTAAAAATGTACATTGCACCATTAGCACCACCTGTTCCTGTGTCATTTTCCATAGAGCCTGATAAAAAAACAACATCTCTATTAGTCTGCCCAAGATTGTCATTTGTAGTATCACTTCTTAAATATTTCCAAGCCCAATCATAATTAGATGAACTATTAGGAGTTCCACTTTCATCAAATCTGAACTGTAAATCTGCATCAGCTGTATCAGGTATAACATTATTAAAAGTAAATACATACACATTATAATCAGTTGTCATTCCTGATAAAGTAACACTAGAAGTATCTGTACCAAGTGTATTTGAACTTATTTCTATTAAACTACCTGCCATTATTTAACTCCATATACTGATATTTTTCCTGCATTTGCATTACTTACTTCAAAGACAATCTGAAATCCTGTAATTGAAGCAGTAGTTTCTAAAACACCAATTCCTTTATTAGCAAGACTTCTTGGATTTGAATAAAAAGAAGATGATTGATTTGTGTTATAAGTGTAACTTGAAGTAAAGGGATTAAAAATATAATGAACTGCACTACCACCTTGTGGGGAGTCATCTATTGTACCCATAGCATATCTTATTTCAGTTGTACTAACTGCTGAACTTATAATTTCAGAAAAACCTGTATCTGCTGGCATATATGAACTTGAATATTTATAATCTGCACTTACAACACTTCCACTTGAATTGATAAATCTTAAAATTGTTTCTGTTGCAGTTGAACTAGCAGTAGAAAAATCATTCATAGTAATTTTATAAACATTATATTTGTCTGAAAAAACATCAGTAATAGATACATTTGCAACTGAGCCTGATAATGTTTCAGATTTTATTAATTCTAAACTTCCTGCCATTAGCTGTCCTTAATTCCATAAAGTGAAAAAACACCACTTGCAATATTATCACTAGAAAATTTAAGTTGTAAAGCATTTATTGTTTCTGCTTGATGATAAGTACCACCACCATAAGTAGAAATATAATCTGGATCTTGTGTTATTCCTGAACAATGCCAATTTACAAAACTATATTTTCCACTATCTCCTAAGTTATAAAGATATACATATCCATTTAAAACTTCATCTGTACTGTTACCTACATTTTGTACTATTGTAAAATCTCCACCACTTGTATTTCTTTTTTCTAACATTGTTCCATCAGATTTTTGATATCTCCAAGCCCAATCATAGTTAGAAGTTTCATAAGAACTTCCACCATCATTTGAAACTGTAATTTCTACTGCTTTATTATCTGCATCAGATTTCATTCTAGCTATTGTTAATAAATGAACATTATAGGTAGTTTCTTTAATTGAAGTAAATGTTAAAGTGCTAACACTACTAGCAGTTTGAGTTTGTATTAATTCTAATTTACCTAGATCTGCACCACTTAGCCCAAATCTAGCTGCACCTAATGGCATTTTTTACTCCTAACTAAATTCTTGAAGTGCATTAAGTAATGGTGTTGCTGCATCTAAGAACAAAAATGTTACTAAATCAATAGCATTAGCACCTGTTGAAACTGTATATCCACCACCACCTGCTGTTTTTGCAGTTACATTTCCTCCACCATTTACAGTTACAGCATTAATTGCAACTGTTTTAGCACTTGAAGCATGTTGAGTTATTTGAAGTGTAAATGTTGAAACTCCATTAGCAGGTACATTAGTAAAATCTATATCTGTAATATTCTCTGTAAGAGTTATTGATCCTGTGTTTCCATTGTTCATATCTATAGCAACTACACCACTAGAGCTTGTAACTGCTACATCAACTTCTGAATAATCCTTAAGTGCAATACTGTCTATTGTTGAATCAAGATTAACTGTTACTGTTCCAGAAGTTCCACCACCATTTAGGTTAGTTCCTGCTGTAACTCCCTCAATATCTCCTGCTTCTGCACCAATCCAAGCAGATCCACTCCAAGCTTTGAGTAAGTTTGCTCCTGTGTCATAAAATACAGTTCCCTCTACTTTGTTTGTAAGAGCAGTGTTTGCTGCACTTTCACTTGCAAATATAAAGACAATTGAATCTTGAATGTCTTGAAACCTAGATTCAGTTACTAGATCTCCTGTACTCCAATCAAACCATCCACCTGCTGCCATGTTAAAATATCTCCTTTAATCTTTTTTAAGTATAACTTATGTTTGTGTCTATTCCTAACTTAGATACTCCTAGAATCCAAGCTCCTGTTTCAGCAGGAGAAAGTCCTATTTGCCAATTCCAAGTCTTATTTCTAGCATCAACTTTATGCTTTATTCTCTCTATAAACAAATCATAAGTTTCTACTGTGCTAGATGGTGTAGTAACTTTTGCTTCAACAAAGCTACCTATATCTAATCCTAATGCTTTAGCCCATAATCCTGTGTTTTGTTGTGGAGCAAAAGATAAGCTTTCTACAGTTGTTTGAGGTATAGAGTTAGCTACTACCTTTTGTTCTGCAATAGAAGCTGCATCTGCATTAGATACATTTAATGTACTAGACTCTGTTAATACATGAGCTCCAAATCTCTCAACAGAGTCTGAATCTATAGCAACTTGAGTAGATCCACCTGTTCTTGTTCTCTGTACAGTATTGATTATTTTTGAATCATCATAAGCAGACATAATATCAACATAAGGCAACTCTCCTCCACCCTGCCCAAAAGTAGCACTAGGAGTTGTTGTATTAGTCAATCTAAAGTTTCTATCTCTAAAAGTAGCATCTCCATTAGCACCTATAAAAAAAGTACCATTCTCTGCTTGTTCTACTTTCCTTATAGCTGTTAATAAGTCATCTGTTTCTGGTTGAGTTTGTACTTGTAGCTGTCCTGTAGATATTGCCTGATTACTATATCCAAAGCTATCAAGTATATTTTTAACTCTTACAGAGCTTAATTCCTGTGCTTGAGTAAGTGTAAGCCTAGTTGTAGATCCTAGCTTAGATATACCTAATCTCCATCCAACACCATCCAAAGTTGCATTAAAGAAAAGCTTAAAAGCATCCACTACTCTAATTTTAGTTGAGGCATCATAGCCCTGTCCTGCATACTGTACAGGAAAGCTCTCTACAAAGCCATTGAATATATCATAAGTTGTAGAACTATAAGTAGCTCTTATTCTTAACCTTTTTAGTGGTTGTATTTTTGTTCTACCTGCTGAGGAATCATAATAATGTGTTGTTTGATTAGGAGAGAATCTGTTATCTCTGTTATCTAAAACAACTGTAGCTGTTCCTGTTTGAAATTGTGTTAAAGCTGATATTCTACCCCTAGAAGTTTCAAAACTTCTTAAATAAGCAGTAACATCTGTATATGTTTGAGAACTATCTAATGGATTACTGTCAAAAGCTATTTCTACTGTTATATCAACATTGGAATCAAAAGAAACACTCATCAGCTAATACTTAATGTCTTACCCTGATTTGATTGTCTATTAGTAGATTTTTGAATAACTTCATCAACTTTTTCATCTCCAATATAAACAGGAATTACAAAAGTTTGTTCTACATTACTATTGCTATTTGTTGAAACTCCACTTTGATCTCCTAGTGTATCAGCAGGAGTTTCTGTACCATTTCCAACTAAAGGAGATGCTGTAAAGCCTCCTGCTAAATTTAATTGACTTAATTGTTCATCTAATATCTCTACAAGACTTTTACCCTCTACTTTTTCTAATAATATTCTATAATTCTCTAAAGCTCCATTAATAGCCTCTGCCCAAGTTATATTCAAAATATCAGCAGCATCTTGTATTGAATCTTGAAAGTTATCAGTTGCAAATAAATCTAAAACATCTTGCAAATTTTGAGCTGCTTCTAATTGAGTATCCATAGCAGAAGTGCCTTTACCTGTAGCTTCATCTAAATCCTCTTGAGCTTCTGTAGCTCTTTTTCTTGCTTCTACTAATTGATCTGATTCTCTGGTTAAAGCTAATTCTATTAATCTAAGTTCCTCTTGTGCTACTGCTAATTCTTGAGTTACATTCTTTCCCTGCCCCTGAAAGAAAGTAAGCTCTGCAATCTGTTGCTGTAATTCTTTTTTCCTTAGAGCTTCTTGAGCAGTTATTAAACCCTCCTCCTCTAAAGCTCTGTTAAGATCCTTTTGAGCATCATCTCTATTCTCTTGTAAATCAGTTAAGTCTTTAATTTGTTTAGCTGATATGCCTAATACTCCTGCTAATTTTTCTGCAAAAGGAAGTACATCTTTTTTTAATGTTGTTCCAAACTTTTTCTGTGTTGGTATTAATAAATTGACTAAACTTTTATTTTTATTTAATGAATTGTTAATAATATTTGTATTTTTTGCATAATTGTCAAATTGTTGTACAAGTTCCTCAGTTGATTCTTTTTGTTTTTTTTCTATTAATATTTGTGCTTGTTGTTGTATACCTCTTGCTTTTAAAACTTTACCTAAAACTGAAAAAGATGTTACACTCTTATCTAAAAACTTTCCTATTTTACTTTGCTCATCATTATTTCCACTTGTAGCATTTTTTAAATCCTCAAATAACCCAACAGCACCTAAAAGCTGTACATTCAAATCTGAAAATCTTTCTATTAATGCAGGAGTTGATTCCTCTCTCATCTCATTAAATACTCTTAAAACCTCTCCTGCTGCAGGGAGTAACTGTTCTCCCATTTCCTCTCTAAGTTCTTGAGCAGCAGATCTTGCTATTAATGTTTGTGCAGCAAATCCAGAGGCTTCTCTAGCAGCATTACCCTGCTGTACAGAGGATCTTTCAAATATAAGAGCTGTAGTTGCAAGAGCTTTTTCTTGCCTAGTTAATGCTTCTGCTGATGTTTTTCCTGTTTGTTCAAAAGCCTTAGTTTGTACCTCTGCTTCTGTTATTGCTATACCATAAGTCTTTAGAGCTTCTCTTTCTCCAACTAATGCTGATCTAAATGCTTGTAACACAGGAGCTGCACCTGCTGTAATATTGTTAAAGGATGCTATATCTCCTGCTAAGTTAAATAGT